GATCGCCCGCCAATCGCCTTCTTCGATCTTCTGCAGCGCTGGGATGGCAAGCAGCAGCATGACCGCGCATCCGGCAATGCCCAGGTTCAGCCCCTCCGAGACGAGATCGTTCGCCAAACGCCGGACGCCGGTCAGCCTGAACCGGGTCGCAAACGCTGACGAAGCAGACCAACGGTCGTTGAGGTCTTGTCCGGCATCGTGGATGCTTGAATCGAGCCAAGCATCCAAGGCCAACCAGTCGACGAGGCGCGTCCGGCCGCCGCGCTTGAAAATCCAGTTGCTCACAAGCTCGATCCGTCTCTTGTCTCAGGGCCACCCGAGCGCCGCTTCAGAATCAGCGCCGCCCCTTGTTATGCAACACAACATGGCAGCAATCGATGCTCAGCGAAGATACACCGTTCTGGCACCGCAAGTCGCTTGCCGAGATGACACGGGATGAGTGGGAATCCTTGTGCGACGGTTGCGGGCGCTGCTGTCTGCTCAAGCTCGAGGACGATGAAACGGGCGATCTTTATGAGACACGCCTGTCTTGTCGTCTTCTCGACCTCGGTCAGTGCCGCTGCTCCGACTATGAGCGACGTCACGAGCAGGTGCCGGATTGCGTCCGCCTGACGTCGGAGACTGTGTATGCGCTGTCTTGGCTGCCAGACACGTGCGCATATCGGCGCGTGGCCGACGGACGGGGGCTGGCATGGTGGCACCCACTCGTGAGCGGCGATCCGGAAACGGTGCATGCGGCCGGCATCTCGGTTCGTAACGTGGCGATCAGCGAAACGCGTGTCCCAGACGATGAGTTCGAAGACTTCGTGGTTGGGCCAATTGAAACCTCGCCGGTTTCACTGGATGAGTTAAAGTAAAAACCCACATTCGTTTTCACTGTAGGGTATTAACCAAAGTGTTTTCGCGATATGAATTCTTTAATTTTGCAGTTTTTTGTTTGACAGCGTGACGGTTGTTGTGTATCAATTAGTCATCGTCAGAAATGTGTGGCGCCGCTGATTAGTGCACCCGCGCTGACGATCTCACGACAACACAATAGAGACAGGGGCGTGTCATCACAGCTTCGCCAAAACGACGTCGTGCATCACTTGATGCGGCGCTCGTGGCGGACATACGGGCGCACTACGAGGCGACGGGTGATGACGCACTGACGTGCGAAGCGATCTGTCAGAAGTTCAAGATCACGGCCGCAACACTGACTGCGCTGCGTCGTGATGGTCAGTGGCGGCCACGGCGCGCGCCGCGCACCGCAAAATCGACACCCGATCGCGTGGGCCGCGATCCAGATTCAACGACCAAGTCTAAGCCGACTGACAAGTCAGTACAGGCGGCTTCCGGAGCGCGCACGCTGGATGAGCGTCTCGAGCTGCTCGGGCGGTTGCAGCACGAGGTGGCAAAGCGGCTGGATGACCCTGACAGCGATGCTGATGCACGAACGTTGGTGACCCTCACCCGGGCACTTGGTGCGCTGAACGACGCGGAAGCCAAGGCCCTCGCGCTGCGCGCAACACTCACTTGCTCCATGTCCGGAGATGAAACCGATGCCGATGCGACCCGTCTCCGCGAAGCGCTTGCGCAGCGCATTCGCGCGATTGTCGGCGCCGGGCCAGATCGATCGGCTGATCGCGGGGCTGACGATCCGTCAGATGAAGGACCTGCTGAGTGATTGGGAGCTGTGGGCCCGGTCAGATCAGTTGCCACCGGTCAGTCAATTGCAGTCATGGCGCACGTGGCTCGTGCTGGGCGGACGTGGTGCCGGAAAAACCCGTGCGGGAGCCGAATGGGTTCGCGCTCAGGCGCTTGGCCTCGACGGCAGCATCGCGGTTGAACGTACAGCATTGGTCGGCGAAACGTTGGATACGGTTCGCGCTGTGATGGTTGAAGGCGTATCGGGGCTGCTGGCCATTCACGATGAACGGTCTCGTCCGAAGCTGGAAATCTCCCGGCGGCGTCTGGTCTGGCCGAATGGAGCAATTGCAGAGTTTTTCTCCGCTGAGGACCCTGACAGCTTACGTGGCCCGCAGTTTGGCGCAGCCTGGTGTGATGAGATCTGCAAGTGGCGCCATGTGGACGCAACGTTTGACATGCTGCAGTTCGGGTTGAGGCTGGGAGAAAAACCACGACAGGTTATTACGACCACGCCAAGGGCCTTGCCGCTCATCAAGAACCTGTTGCGCGATGTTCGCGAAACGATTGTGACGCGCTCACGCACGGTGGACAACGCGGCCAACCTCGCACCCGGTTTTCTTTCCGCACTTGATGCGCGGTATGGCGGGACACGCCTTGCGCGCCAGGAGCTCGAGGGGGAGTTTCTTGACGACCGCACTGATGGCCTGTGGCAACGCACATGGTTCGATGCAGAGCGTCAATCCGAGATTGCGACAACCATGCGAGCGCGCACAGTTGTCGCCGTCGATCCCCCGGTCACGGCGCACGCAAAGTCGGACACATGCGGGATTGTGGTGGCAGCGAGAGGCACAGACGGACGCGCTTACGTTTTGGAGGACGCGAGCCTTGGCGTTGCGCGGCCGGATGTCTGGGCAACCCGCGCGGTTGAGATTTACCGCCGCTGGGATGCGGACTGCATTGTTGCGGAGGTCAACCAGGGCGGTGATCTTGTCATCGATCTGCTCGCCCAGATCGGACCGGATGTGCCTGTGCGCGCAGTGCGGGCGACACGCGGCAAGTGGCTAAGGGCGGAGCCGGTTGCAGCGCTTTATGCTCGCGGCCTCGTCTCCCACGTTGGTCGGTTCGACACACTGGAAGATGAACTGTCTGATTATGGTCCGGATGGATTGAGTTCTGGCCGGAGCCCCGACCGCATGGATGCCCTTGTCTGGGCCATGACTGAACTGATGCTGCAGCGCGCGCCTGAACGTGCGGCGCCGCGTATTCGACACGTCTGATTTTTTCTCAGTCTCGAAGGAGGCTCGTATGGGTCTTATTCAACGCTTGGCGGCACATGCTGCCGCGGCGCGACGCTGGCTGCCCGCCGAGCAGAAGGCCGCTCAAGGAACTGGCACGCCTCAAGTCGTGCAGTGGATTGGCGGGGAAGCGGCGCGTTGGGGGCGACGTGACTACACCGGGTATGCAACCGAAGGGTTCATGCAGAACCCGGTGGTTTATCGTGGTGTACGCATGATCGCGGAAGCCGTGGCGTCCTGCCCCATCGAAGCGCCGCCATCGCAGTCTTCCCAATCGCGTCCAGTGAGTCATGAGCTGCCTGCACCTGCGCCCGACGGAGGAGTTGAACTTGTTTCCCTCCTCGCCTGCCCTTCACCTGGGGTCAGTCGATGTGATCTGGTCGAGGCGTGGGTTACGTCGCTCTATGTGGCGGGTGAGGCATTCCTCCACGCAAGTGTCGTTGATGGGTTGCCGCGCGAAGTCTGTACCCTTCGCCCCGATCGGATGACGTTGCTGACGGATACTGATGGAAGCCATAGCGGCTATGAATATCGTGTCGGTTCACATCGCCAGCATTTTCCATCTGCGGACATGATCGATGGCGACGGTCTTGCGCCGGTGCAGCACACCCGGTTTGGGCATCCGTTGTCTGATCACCAGGGATTGAGCCCCCTACATGCGGCGGCTGCTGCCATAGATATTCACAATAGTGCCAGCGCCTGGAACAAGGCCCTGCTAGATAACTCAGCCCGTCCATCGGGGGCTTTGGTCTACAGCGCCAATTTTGGCTCCCTTTCGTCAGATCAATACACGCGTCTCAAGTCAGAGCTTGAGACAACATACCAGGGTGCGCGGAATGCCGGTCGCCCCATGCTGCTGGAAGGTGGTCTGGACTGGAAGTCGATGGGTTTTTCTCCTCGAGATATGGATTTCATAGAGGCAAAAAACGCGGCCGCGCGCGACATATCCCTCGCCATTGGCGTGCCGCCAATGCTGCTTGGTATCCCAGGGGACAACACCTACTCAAACTATCAGGAAGCCAACCGCACGTTCTGGCGCCAGACCGTTATCCCGCTCGCCCAACGGTTCGTTGATACCGTTTCTGTCTGGTTGGGGCCAGCGTTCGGACTTGGTAGTGTCGGGCTTCGCGTGGACCTCGATGCATTGCCGGTCTTTGCAAACGAGCGTGCCGCGCGTTGGGCCCGGCTCGGCGAGGCGGAATTTCTCTCCATCAACGAGAAACGAGCCGCGCTGGGCTACGGTCCTGTCGAGCATGGTGACACTGTTGTGGCTTTGGAAGGTCGCGCACTGAAGGGAGCCCAGAATGCCGGTTCGTGATAGGTTGCCTATATCGGGTTACGCCAGCCTCTTTGGATCGCCAGACCTGTCCGGCGATATCGTCTTTTCAGGAGCGTTTCGAGACGCGCTGAGACGACGTGGCGTGAACGGCGTTCGGATGCTCTTTCAGCACGACCCTTCCGAACCTATTGGACGTTGGACCCGATTTGCTGAGCATGAGCGAGGTCTCTGGTGCGAAGGTGAGGTTTTTTTCGGTGTTCGCCGGGGCCGGGATGTTGCAAATCTCATTTCCGCGCGTGGTCTTGACGGCCTCTCTATCGGTTTTCGAACGTTACAAGCGCACAAGTCTGTTTCTGGGCGGCGCATCGCAGCGATTGATCTCTGGGAGATCTCAGTGGTGACGTTCCCCATGCACCCTGAAGCGCGCATCCGTCGCGTCGATGATCCAGCTCGGATGATAAGTCGCACACGGATTGCCCCAGATGTCGTTGGAGCTCTCGCGCAGCTCCAAGGATCTATGGCTTAGCATCCCCAAATTTTATTCCCTGAAAAAAGCTCTGCCGGTGCGTGTTCCAGCGCCGCTCCGGTCCATGGCGCACGCTGGTACCGATCTGAGAAAGGACTGTAATGACCGATCCGATGATGATGGGCGTCCCGCTTGCGGCACGCGTCTACTATGAGACCAAGGCCCTTGGCGGGCAGGACGTTACCGACGCAGTTGATCGCTTGATGACGACCTTCGAGGACTTCAAGGCGACGAACGATGCGAGACTTGATGAGATCGAGCGGCATTGTGGTGTGGATACGATCACTGAGGAAAAGCTCGCTCGAATCGACGCGGCGCTTGACGCGCAGCAACGGCATCTTGAGCGTCTCACCCTCAAATCTGCACGGCCGGCGCTCAGTGCAGCAGGTGGCACATGCTGTGACGGTGGCTCGGCTGAGTTAGAGAAAAAAGCACACTTCGAAGCCTATGTGCGGCACGGCCAGAACCCTGCTTCGGGTCTGTCGACCAAGGCGCTGTCGTCGACAACTGGGGCCGATGGCGGTTATCTTGTCCCAGCGGAGACAGAAACGTCGGTCCTGCGCGCGCTTGGCAACGTCTCACCCATTCGCGCTATCGCCGGCAACCGTCAGGTGACGGGTTCTGTCTACAAAAAGCCGTTCTCTGTATCCGGTCCGGGAACCGGCTGGGTGGCAGAGACGGACCCACGAACGGAGACGACGTCGCCAACGCTGGCAGAGCTCAATTTTCCAACATTGGAGCTCTATGCGATGCCAGCGGCATCCGCATCGCTGTTGGACGATGCGGCGGTCGACATTGACGCGTGGCTTGCTGAGGAGGTGCGGGACGCTTTCGCTGAGCAGGAGAGCGCCGCATTCATCAATGGCAATGGGACGACCCAACCGAAGGGCCTCTTGAGCTATCCCGTTGTTGCCCAATCAGCCTGGAGCCATGGCAACATTGGAAGCGTGGTGACGGGGGCTGACGGCGGCTTTGCGGCCAGTGCGCCGGGCGATGCATTGATTGACCTCGTTTACAGCGTCCGGGCTGGCTACAGAGCGAATGCTCACTGGCTGATGAACCGGAAGACGCAGGCGGAAATCCGCAAACTGAAGGACGATGACGGTCATCATATCTGGCAGCCGTCATCGCGTCCTGGTGAACCGGCAACGTTGCTGAGTTTCCCGATCGCAGAAGCGGAAGATATGCCTGACATCGCAACGGGTGCACACGCCATCGCGTTCGGTGACTTCCAGCGTGGCTACCTTGTCGTTGATCGTGTTGGACTGAGTGTGCTTCGTGATCCGTACTCGTCGAAGCCATATGTCCTGTTTTACACGACGAAGCGGGTCGGCGGTGGCGTGCAAGATTTCGACGCCATTAAAGTCCTGACGTTCGCTGCGAGCTGATGAGGCTTTGCTCGTAGGATGTGGTCCCGATTGTAGTTGTCGGGACGGTGTATGGCGCGCAGTGTCGCACTGCGCGCCATTTTTTTCTCCAGAACTGAGGAAGAATGCTGATGGCGCTTGTACCCATCGCACAGCCGACCGTTGAGCCCGTCACTGTCGATGATCTCAAGGCCCACTTAAGGGTCGATGGTGACGACGAGGCAACGTTGGTGGCGAGCCTGATTTCTGCGGCGCGCGTGCATCTAGAGCAACGTCTCGGTCTTGGATTTCTCACGCAGAGCTGGACGCAGATCATGGATGCATGGCCATCCACCGGCTGTATTCGCTTGGCGCTCAATCCGCTTCAGAATGTCGATGTGGTGCGGGTGATTGCGGATGATGAGGCGGTCGAGGTCGTTGCGGCAACCGCGTACGTCTTTGACCGATCTCAGAGTTCCGCTCGCCTGGCTCCAAGACTTGGACAGTGCTGGCCGAAGCCGGGTCGGGTACTCGGTGGGATAGAAATTGACTATACGGTCGGCTTTGGAGCGAACCCGGGCGATGTGCCGGAACCGCTCCGCCAGGCGATCCGCCTGCTCGCTAGCCATTGGTTCGAACGGCGCGAGTTGGTGGAGGTTGGCCGTTCTGTCTCCCCGCTGCCGAGCACCGTTGAAGATCTGATCTCACCCTACCGACAGGTGATCGTATGACGCGTCCGATGACAATTGGTGCACTACGCCACCGCATGGACCTGGAACGCCCAGTCAGTACGGCTGATGGTGCCGGTGGTACCTCGCAGACCTGGGAGCCGGCTGGCTCAGTCTGGGGATCGATCAGACCGCGCCTTGGGCGGGAAGTCCTCCAGGCTGGAAAGTACGCCGGGCGGGTGACACACGACATCACGCTACGGTACCGCGCCGACCTGGTTCCCAACATGCGTTTGAGACTTGGTGGGCGAATATTCGAGATCCACGCCGTGCTGGAGCATGACGAGGAGAAGCGATGGCAGATCTGTCACTGCGAAGAGTCTGATCTGTAGCTGCGCGTGGCTGACGGTCTGTGATTTTTACTCCAATTCAGATCTGTGGAGTCTGGAATGAGCCATGGCGATGCATCCTGGGCGTTGCAGTCAGCAATTCATGCAGTTCTGTCAGCGGACCCCGTGCTCTTGACGATACTTGATGGCGCAAACCTCTACGATGATGTCCCTCGAGGAACTCGACCACCCTACATTACCGTCGGGCGGACGCGGATCGTGGACTGGAGTACAGGGACTGAAAAGGGCGCGCAGCATATTATCTCTCTCAATATCTGGTCGAAGGGGCCTGGACGTCGTGAGGCGTTGATGATTGCGGATGCTGTTTCTGCAGCTCTTGTTTCAACGCCACCTGCACCGGACGATCATGTGCTCGTATCGCTGGAGCCGCTTGGGCTGGACGCTGAGCGCACGTCGGATCGTGGGCATGTGCGTGTGACCTTGCAGTACCGCGCGCTGACTGAACGCGTTGACTGAGATCGGAACGAGAAGCCGCGAACGACGACTTGGCCTGGACAGGCTTTCATCGATGAGGAGTAAAAATGTCTGCACAACGTGGCAAGGACCTGCTGCTGAAGGTCGATGCTGACGGAACCGGGACGTACGTAACTGTTGCCGGTCTTCGTTCCCGCAGCCTGGCATTCAACGCTCAGACTGTCGACATAACGCATACGGAGAGCGTTGGTCATTGGCGCGAGTTGCTCTCGGGTGTCGGCGTTCGGACAGCTCGTGTGACGGGAGGCGGAGTCTTTAAGGACAGCCAGTCAGACGAAATTGTCCGTGCGGCAATCTTTGCCGGCGATCTGCTCAGCTGGCAGATTGTCGTGCCGGACTTTGGAACGATTTCCGGCTTGTTTCAGGTCACGGCCTTTGAGCTGACGGGTCAGCACGACCGCGAAATCACATTTGAAATTGCGCTGGAGTCTGCGGGAGCGATCAATTTTGCCACCCTCTAGAGCAGTCAACAGGCATCGTGGTGAGATTCTTGCC